TATCAATTCCTCGTTCGCATCCTTGCCGAATTTCACGGAAGAACTTGAGAAACTTGGCGATAGTGGTAGGGACCGTGCGCAACATGTGAATCTGTGGGCGCAAAAGCAACTCTCTCCAGAAACCTATTCTGCTCTGGAGGAGTTTGCTACTACCGCAGATGGCGTCATGGCGCTTGAAGAAATTATGCGAGTTAATGGCGAACCCGCATTCTCTCCTGGCGGTGCGCCCGGCATTGGCAGCAGTATCTCTCTGGATGAACTCAGGTCGATGCAAGCTGATCCTCGTTATTGGGACCCTAACCACATTGATCAGGCATGGATTAAAAAGGTGGACGCCGGCTACGAAAAGCTAGTGTCATGACTTCCTCGGTAGAGGTGCAACCTCTTTGTGCATACCATAAGCAAGACAATCTGTTGTAAAGGTTAATTAACGACAGACGGCCCCTTGAGTCCCCGGTAGCGATCCTGGCCCCGGCCAGCACAACCGCACTTCTCCGGTATACAAGGCATAACCTCAGTCCGAACACTGTAACTTTGTCTTTAACCGGAGAGAATAAATGTCTACATCAGTCTCAACAGCATTTATCCGCCAGTTTGAATCAGATGTTCATGTTGCTTATCAGCGCATGGGTACTAAACTGCGGAATACTATCCGGCGTAAGGTTAGTGTGCAAGGTGAAGATGTGCGTTTCCAAAAGTATGGAAAAGGTACGGCTTCCACCAAATCCCGGCATGGTGACGTTCCCGTTATGAATGTTTCCCATACCACGGTTGATTGCACGATGACCGATCATTACGCCGCAGAATATATCGATGATCTCGATATGCTCAAACTCAATATCGACGAGAAGAACCTTGCAGCACAGGCCGGCGCAGCCGCTTTAGGTCGTAAGACGGACTCGTTGATTACCACTGAAATGGATACAACCACATCCACCATTGCCCATAACTCTACGGGCTTGGTCTTGGTTAAAATCCATGAAGCCTTTGAAACCCTTGGTAACAACGATGTGCCTGATGACAACGCCCGCTTCTGGGTAACGTCACATGCCGGCTGGTCCGACATGATGGACATCGAAGAATTTGCTTCTGCTGATTATGTCACGCAAGAGCAACTTCCATTTGCGCACGGTATGGTCGCCAAACGCTTCCATGGCTTCTTCTTCTTCGCGTTCTCTGGTCTTGATGTTGCAACCAACATCCGTAAGACGTTTGCTTATCATACGACAAGCATGGGTCACGGCGTTGGTAAAGATGTTAGCCAGGACGTTTCATGGGTAGGCCAAAAACAGGCTCACCTTGTCGTCAACAAGATGTCGCAGGGAAGCTGCCTCATTGATGCCTCTGGTATCATTGAAGTTTCCATTAGCGAAGCATAAAGGAGCGTAACCATGGCATTCGCAATCGCAGGGCTTTCCCTGTTACAGCATGCGAACGGCTGGTCCATGTGGCACTATACCACTACGGACACTATCGCTACGGTGAATACGGCAGCGTATTTTACTGGCGATGCCGTGAATATGCTTCAAGTGAGGGATTTGGTTATCGTTACCGATACCAACGCCCCCACAACTAGCTTCTGTAATGTCCTGTCAAATGATGGAACTACTGTCGATGTCTCGGATGGTACGACCGTTGTTGAAACGGATGGCGATTAACTTTTAGGATGCGGGGTGGTTCTTCCAAGGGCCACCCCTCGTCATACCAAAGGAGGGCCACATGGCCTATTCAGCTTCAAATCTTTCAAGCATGGCATATGCCAACGGCCACAGTCTTTGGCATTATAAATCTTCAAGTGATTCTTTAGAAACTGTATCCGCTCCTGGATATTTCACGGGCGATAGTGGTAACGGGGTTAGCGCCGGCGACCGTATGACCATTGCCGGTTCAGAAGCCCAGGCCGATTACATCATCAGTTCTGGTGGCGAAGGCGCGGGTATCCACGTTGATCTAGTCGATGGCTCTCGTCGCGTTCACGAACACAAGAAAGAGTATTTCGGCACTCTGTTGACGCAAACGGACCTTTTGGCCGGTACGTCACATTTCTTGCTTACGCACGTTAAGGGCTATATTACTCGTTTCTCCGTTGTAGTTAAAAAGGCAGTTACAACTGGCGGCACACTTACTATTGAGTTAGCCGGCACAGCTGTTCCAGGTCTTTCTATTACTGTTGCAAATGGCGATGCGGCAGGAACGACTTATACTTCTGTTCCAGATAACCTAACTTTAGCTGCCAACTTAATCCCAGAATTGACGGCTGCAGGCACGGGAGATATCGAACTCGTAGGAGATAGCGCTTTTGCTACTGCCGGGGAGGTCTATGTTTTAATTGAAGTTAGCCCTTACGATGCTACTTCCAATAATATTTTGCTTGGTAACTTTATTAACCAAGTTGATCTTATGGCAGCTACTTCGCACTTTGTGATTTCTCCAGTTGCAGGTTACATCGAAACTGGTTCCACGGTTATCAATAAGGCCATCGCATCTACGGGCGGAACACTTACTGTTGAGTATGATACCACCGCGGTTTCTGGCTTGGGTGTAGTTGTGGCAAACTCTGCTGCTGTTGGCGATAACGATACCGACGACGCATCATCACTTACTGGAGCAACGGGCCTGGTCACAGCCAACACTGGCATCGAACTCGTTGGTGCCTCTGCTTTCGATAGTGCCGGCTCTTTGTGGTACGGCGTTGAAGTTAATCCAACAACCAATTCCGACAAATTAATCTACTGCGATTCCTTCATTGAGCAAACCGACCTTCTTGCCGGAACTTCTCATTTTGTAATTGCTCCTTGCTCTGGGCATATTTCGAGAATGTCTTGTGTTACAAAAAAGGCCGTCACGACTGGCGGAACCTTGACTTGTGAACTTGAAGGAGAGAAAGTCAAAGGAATGGATATTGTCGTTGCCGACTCAACTAGTGTTAATGCAATTGATACAGGTGTGCCGTCTGTTGCTGGAGCTAACTATACCCGAGTTACAAAAGGCGATGTTATCGAGATTGTCGGTGACACGGCGTTTGCAACGGCTGGTGAGGTTTGGGTCCAAATCACTATTACGCCGGTAACGCCGTTTAGCTAATATGATAAATGTCGTTAGCCAATTTGACAGGAGTATTTACTAGCACAGGTAAGTTCTCACCCTGTCAAAGAGTTTAATCTACCTTTGATGGGGCCGTTGTTTTGCAGCGGCCCCTCAATGGTTATCAGACGCAAAGAGTAAACAGCTAATGGCAGTCACACAGGTTACGATCGCAAATAAAGCATTGGCTCTGATTGGAGCTAATACGATCTCTAGTTTTACTGGAACTGCTACGGAGCAGATTGTTGCAACCAATGTTTATGACATGGTTGTAGAAGCAGCACTTACTACACATCGCTGGAGGTTCGCCACAGGTAAAATAACCTTATCTCGATTGGTTGATGCTCCATTAGATCAATGGGATGCCGCTTATCAACTTCCTACCTTCCCCCAAATTCTTCTTCTTAATGGAGTTTATATACTTGATGTTGCAATTGATTTTGATCGATATGAAGATAAAGTTTATTGTGATGCAACAGTAGATGATATTGTAAATGCTGATTATATTTACAGATCAGCAGAGGCAGATTGGGCTCCATACTTTATAAGCGGTGTGGTATTCGACCTTGCCTCTCACTTTGCTGCCGGCATTACTCAAGACGCATCTATGTCGGTCATGTTTGAAGAAAAATCCGAAAAACAGTATGCCAAGGCTCGTTGGGCGGATTCATCTTCTCAGACAGCCAAGAACATGGATGCTCGCAGTTTGATTAGGAAACGTACAGCATAATGGCGATACGCCCAACATCACAGCCAAAGCGGAAACTTAAAGCGTTTCAGACATCCTTCACTTCTGGGGAATTGGACCCCCAGATGCGTATGCGATCTGATTTGAAGCCATTCTTCTCAGGTGCGCGTTCCATGAACAACAGCTCTTTGCTTGTTCAAGGTGGCGCACGCCGTCGTCCTGGAACTCGATATCGATCCGATCTCTCTGTAGAGAGCATCCTTCATGAATTTTCATTTACCGAAGGGCAGGACTATTGCTTGTGTTTCCAAAATACAAAGGTCTTAATCTTTGATGATTCCGGCACTCTGTTGCAAACACTTACTGGGATGCCGTGGTCGTTGGATGACTGCAAGGAATTAACAATAGGTACGAGTTCTGATACTATTATTGTTTGCCATAAGGATAGTCCGGTTCATCGTATCCTGCGTACAGGCGCTACGACATTCACAGAAGCTTCTTTTGCCTTTGAGGTTCATTCTTCTGGTGCGCCAACGTACCAGCCGTATTTCAAGTTTGTTGCCGATTCGGTGACGATGAATCCCGGAGCGACAAGCGGTGATACAACTTTGACCTGTTCAACAGCTCATTTTATCACTAGTGATGTAGGCTCTGTTTATCGATATTGTACGACTGTTGCTTTAGCCGATTATAAAGAATGCACCATTACGGCTCATACTGAATTAACCACTAATTGCACTTTTGCTTCTGACGCAAATTGGACGGAGGGAGCAGGTTGGACGATGTCTGGTGTGTCAGCATCTTGGTATGTAACTCCGACACCAGCTATCGATGTA